TCTTTCCATGACGTGCTTTAAAGCTTGCACGTTTAGCTTTCATCTTATCAGATTCACCTGATTTAGGCTTACCTGCGGTCGAGGCACCTTGCTCTCCAAACCGTATTAGTTTTTGCTTACCACCACTAGACGCAAGGACAACATGGCTTTTAGTTGGATGACTAGGAGTTCTCTTTGGTGTATTAGTTTTCATCTTGCTCTTATCAATTCTCTCAGCCATCTTTAGGTCTCCTTTTCCCACTAGCAGTCACATCATGGGTTATTCGTTTAGAGCTAGTCTTCTTTCTCTTACTACGCTCTTTCTCTTCTTTAGTCATCTTCTTGGCAACAGCTTTAGGTCGGCAAGAAGGGTAGGGGCGATCACTGTTCTTTGCAGACTTACGACCACACGCTTCACCTGTTTTCAAATCAACCCACTCTTCGTTGAACCATTTACTCAGGCCACCTTTGTATTTCTTTGCCATTATCGGTAACCTCCTCCACGTTTCTTGTACTCCTTAACAAGCCATCCATTAGCATAAGCTGAGGGGTACACATCAAACTTACGCTTAGCTTCAGACTTAACCCTTGAGTATAATGCTTTATCTGTAGGGGTAGGTTTAGATAGTGGGCCTTTTCTCTCAGCCATGATTGCCTCCTAGTATGACATTAACGCTGGATACTCTGACTTCATTATTGCAATAACTTTACGAACTGCTGTAGAGTCATGCATGAAGCTTGCATCGTGTATGTCAATCTTGTATTTAGTTAAAATGTCTAAAGCTACTAGATCAGGGATGGTACATGCTTTCTTGTACCCAACATCCTTGCGACCTACCCGAGTACCTTCTCGATCAGCCTTAGCTGCTGCTATAAAAGGTGCAGCATCTTGATGAATCTGGAACTCACCTGTGCTTGTATCAATACCACCTGTCATTCCACCTGCGGTGTTGATATCATAATAATTAGAATCCATTAGTCCCACCTCTTATATCTTAATTCGTTATCGCTACAAAGCGACCAGTCTTACCAATAACACCCAACACTGGGTTAACAATAACAAAGTCAATGCTACCCTTAATAAAGCGTCCTGATGTCAGTTCATAACCACCACCTGTTGCGTCTGCGGTTACCCACACGCAGTCCTCAGCAGGGAGGTTGTATTGTGTTCCAGCTGTGAAGCCATTAGCTGTTGTTCCGATTGTACCTTTAATTACCATCATAATTACTTATCTCCTAAAGCAATAATAAAAAAAGGGGAAGCAGCCCTAAAGCCACCTCCCCCATAGATGTTACTCTAAAGTCTTACTTAAGACCGTAGATAGCACCACAACCCAATGGGTTCTTAACTTCAAACGTGTTCTCTTCTACCAGCATACCGACAGTAGAGTCACCTTTCTGACCTACATCTACTTCGGCCAAAGGACGCAGAGATGCAAGTGCAAACCACTGAGGATCATATACAAGTGCACATGAATCAGAGTGGTCGTTCGCAGTACCAGCAGTGCCAGTCTGTAGACCCATGATGTAGTTTGGAACTACCATCAAGTCACCGAAGTCGGACATGTAGATATCAACAGACTGACGTAGCTTGCCATTCGCATCAATGTTACGAACAACACCAGAGTCACTAACCATCAGGTCAGAGAAGTCACGGCGCAACTTAGGAGACAACATAATCTTAGTTGCCTTACCGCCTTGCTCGTAGATCTTCTGCATGGTGCCGTCAATGTCAGTCAGGCTCAGTGCTGAACGAGAAGCATCAGCAACCAAAGTAGGAGCGTGAGTGCCCTTACCAGCGTTAGCGCCAACAGCAGTACCAGAAGCAAAAGTACAAGTCTTCTCGTCATTTACGTATGACTGGAAGCCACCCATGGTACGGGTACCAGAGCCGTTAGCAACCTGATAGCCATTTACCAGATCGTGCTCGATGTCACGGCGAAGCTCAGTACCACGCTTCTTCAACTGGTATGCATATTCGTCAGCAACACCAGCCTGATCTACTGCACGGCGAGTGCCGGAAACAGCAATGGTCTTACCGTTGATCTGAGTGTAGTTACCCAGACGAGTACGGAAAGGGCCAACAGGGTTGTAAGCAGCGCCGCCTTCAGAACCGCCAGCACCGGGCTGCACGTAGTCAGCACCGTCAACAAGCTTAGAGTTGCCGGGTGCAGCAAGCTCATCAGTCTGCCACTCATGGAAGATTGCAGTAGCTTTGCTCTTACCGATAGACGATAGGAAAGGAGTCTCATCACGAGTGATAAGGGAGATGAAGTTAGCAAGATCTTCACGTTGTGAAACATTGCTGTTGTTAGTTCCAGAGGCAACGCCTCCAGCTGGGCCTGTGGTAGCTCGACCGCCAATTGTAGCCATATTAGTATTCCTTATAATTAATTAGAGTTTCAGAGAGTTTGCTGCATAATCCCGCAGAAAAGCCATCTGGTCATCAGAGGAAGCATCTTCACGGAAGGCTCTTGCCTTCGTCATCTTGGATGCGTCCTGCTTCTGACGATTGGGTGACTTCGCCTTTTTGGTAGGTACTGCTTTCTTTGAAGGAGCAGCCTTACGCTTGGCTTGGCCTTTAGTGACACCTTGCTTTAACACACGGTAATCATTCAATAGCCGAACAATGTTAGGATCAACAATGGAATCTACAAGCTCTTCCGATACGCCTTCACCTACGGCAAAGTTACGTATGTCAGCAGCTAGGTCAGCATTAAACCCGGGCAACTGTGCTTCAATGTTATCATTAAAGTAAGTCAGTTGTTCTTCCCAGAGTTCTTCCTGAACAGATTGTTGTTGTACTTTCAGTTGTTCTTGTAAGCCTTCACGCTGCTTGCGAGCACCCCAGTATCTTTTCTGGAGTTGTTCACGTTGATCCTTCAGTTCGCTCACCTCGTAAGTATCACCATCAGCACGAGCCTTATCAATCTTAGCTTCGATATCATGGTATTCCTTAGCAAGGTTTTGTTCAGTTCCTACTAGAATTGCAGCAGAGGCGTTACCAAGTTCTTGCACTTCAGCCAGAGCTTTTGTTCGCTCTTCATCAAGTGCCTTCTTAGCTTCGCCTAGTTCACGACCCTTTTTACTAAGTGAGTTGTCAGTCTGATAGCCTTTCAGGAGATCCGCAAAGGACACATCCATTTCTTCACCATCAATCTTAACACGGACTCTAGCGTCCAGATCTAAATCGTCAGCAGTAAACACATCGGTTTCTTGGGTAGCCTCGGCATCCTCATCCTCTGTCTCATCTACTTCTTCTTCATCTCCCTCTTCAGTAACGGTTTCATCAGATTCTTCAGGGTCTTCTACTTCGTCTGATTCCACCGGGTCAACCTCTGGAACTTCCTCATTAGGTAGCGGAGCTTCGTTCTCAATGAAATCTGAGTTGCTTAGCACGGCATCTAGGAGGCTCTGTTCGGTCTGACCGTTATCGGACATCTGCACATTGTCATCCATAGCGGGTAGAGTAGTGTTATCTGTCATAGTTAATTCCTCTTCTATTTAGCAACAGCTTTCTTAGCTGTTACCTTTTGCGTAGTTGGTTTAGTTGCTGGCACTAGGTTAGCTTCATAACGATCCTTGAGAGTATATAGACTCACCAAGTTGTTTGAGTTTAACTTACATTTACCTGCGCTACGCATTGAATCATATTCTAATAACCCAATCATCCCTACTACATTCTCTAGCAGGGTTTCATAATTAATCGCTCTACTGTCCATCGTCCTCGACCTCTCTTTCTAAGTGTGGTATGTTCTTTCCGTACATCTCGTATTGTGCTAGCTTGGACTTAACGTCCCCCAAGGATAAGACACAAGAGTAAATAAACTCTCTGGTCTTATTCTCATGGGGTTCCGTATTGAGGAACTGAAGGTAGTAATCTACCATCAACTCCCCATAAGCCCCTGTGAAAAACTCTTCACGCTCTCTTGAAGCGAATTGAGCATTCACTAGGGCTTGTTTAGCTAGAACATCTGGATGTACATTCTTCAACCTCTTCTCGGCTGTCGGCTTGTACTTATTCATCCTGTTCCTCTTATTAGATTGGTAGTTGTTGTTGCTGCATCATTGCCATCATGTCTTGTTCAGACATTTGGTCTTGGGTACCTTGTCGGGCTTGTTCCGGGGCAATCGGCTGCTCCGTTGGTTGTTCCTGTCCCTGCCCCATTACTTCAGCTACCATTCCTAGTATCTGGTCGTATGTGGGGTGCTCAGGGATTACAGCACCTTCCTTCTGTGCTTTGATCGTTAGATCAGCCCACTCTTGGAAGTGCTTATCAATGGCTACTGCCATCTGTTTAGAGTTGTCTTGTACGGTGTTAGCACTCTGTGCATCAGTGTATCGAACATTAGCTTCCGACAGATCAACATCAGCCGAAGCCTTTCTGTTCTGAAGTTCCTGTGTTTTCTGGGCATTCTCAGTTTGTGATTGAACTGCCTTAGCAGCGTTCTCTTTAAACTCATCAGTAGTGTAGTCTTCTAAGAAGTCATTACTAGATAGGCCCATTGCTTCTAACAACTTAGTCGCAAGTACCGCAGGTGACTCTGGTTTAATGATACTGCAAGCTCCAGCTGAGTTCAAGCTAGGTAAGATCTGTTGACCTACTGTTGTTAGCTTATTGATCAGGTTAGCATTGCTGTTCTCACCGATGTCCAAGATGACATCACATTCCATACGATCTGGTAGGTTTCCACAATCCACAACCTCTGTCATTCCACCAACACAGACATTCATCTGGTTGATCTGCTTACGGATAGTTGAGTACACACCCTCACATAGACGCTTGAGACCTGTCTCAGCGAACCTACGGGCGATGTGTTGGATACGTTTCTGGGAAGCAGACTGCACAGCAGCCATCTTACCTTCACTGTTACCAGAGACATACAGTGTATCGTTAAGGCCTTGAGCAGCCTTAGACATACCTGTCGCTTGTTCTTTAATAATCTGTAGGTGTTGCAGTAACGGCACAGTACCAGTCGAGATAGTCTCAGGAGGTAGGGCAGCAACAGCACCTTGTGGTGATCCGTTAGTAGGGATGATCTGCTTAGGCTTCATGTTCTGCAATGCAGAGAAGTCTACCACGTTTGGATCAGCTAGCTTAGGACTATAGTTAGTAAGGTACGTGTTCTCCACGAAGCCCCTTAGAATAGCCGTAGCAGCCAAAGTAGACGAACGGGTAAGGTCAGCTATAGATAGACCATAGAACTCGTGAGGGATGTCTATAGGGGACAATGAGGCCACCTGAATAAGATCACAGTCTTCTTCATGGAATACCTTGCCACCAATCATAATGAATCGCTTAAGTTCAGCAATACCATCACCATCACGGTCAACATTCATCCAGCACTCAGTGACAGACAGCTCACGGTTAGCCTCTACAGGCATAGAGTCACTAGAACCCTGCCAGTAAGACATACCAACTACCTCTTTACGGGCAGCAACGTCTTGACTGTACCGGGTATTGCCAGACCACGCCATACCACCTAGCTCATCCCACTCATCATCGTTGATGTTATCAGCAATATCAGGCCAGTACTTACGGATCTCACTGCGTGTCATGTCTGTTTGGATACCAACGAAGTTAGCATCTTCAATACAGGTAGCATCACGGGAAATACGGAAGTTCTCCGGGGGGATATTCTCTAATCGTACCTTAGATCGGTCTATTGTGCGCTTAATGCGTACATTTACGTAGACAAGTTCAGCATCACCTGTAGCATCTACCTCATTCTCGAACTCAAGATCACCTACGATCTCTACAGATTCATCAGACAGCAGCTCATCAAGCTTTGCCTGTGATATTACTTCGTATTCTTCAAAGGTTGTGTAGTAATCCTCTACATAATCCCATCGAATGATACCATTCTTCCAAAGGAGGGAAGACTTTATCCATGTTTGGATTATCTCCCATCCATTATTCTGTTTAAACAAGCAGTAATTGGTTACCATAGAGGCATCATGTGCTTGTTTGTGTGCACCGGGAGAGGCTGCATAGGGGGTGAACTTAGCAAGTTTACCATTGTTTAGGAATAGGTCACATAAGACAGCTGTGTACGCCTCAACAGTTTCAGTTGTAGACGTATCAACAATGGTGCTTACACCTTGTGGCTTCAAGTGCCCTTGGGCTAGACCAGCATACTCATAGGTGCTCTTCTCACGCTCTCTTGAGAGGTCTGAGGAGTTCAACCAATCGCCTACACTGTTAGCAATCCCTTGTTCAACTAGGTTAGCTAGCTGCCCATCCGTTACTTTCTCTTTATATCCGTGACTCATTAGTGCCTCCAAGGAGTTGTTTTGGACTTCTCTAACTCTTTACTAGAATAGGCACCAGCTTTGGTCATCTCTCTAGGTTTCTTGTTAGCATCTTTCTTCACTTGCTTCTGCTTAGGTGCTTCTTCATTAAATCGCATAGTTCCCTCCAAGGGTCAATCTATCAATCGTTATAAGGAAGACTATTGCTACATGTCCTGTCACTGTACTTGTGACTTTGCAGGTACGGTCTTCGTTAATAAAAGGTATCGTTTATTCCCCCAGCGATACCAGACTGGGTGAGGACTAATGGAATTCTTTTACAGCCATGCAGTCTCATCCTCGTTGTACTGAGAGACTCTGGTTGACCACGGTACGTTGTTACTCTGAAGCTTATCCCAGTGGGTACGTAAGACTTCACAGGCTATGGCTAATGCCATTACCGTGTCATCATTACAACCAGCTGCTGCTTCAGTCTTTCCTGTGTCCGTGGAGATGTAATCTTTTAGTTCCTGAATCATAATGTTAGAAGGTACATTGACCTCCTCGTTCTCTATGAGAGACTTCAAGTTACCTATGATAGCTGGTTTAGAAGCTGAGGTAGTCCTAAAGCCTACACGAGCAGTAGACTCATGGTTGACATTAGCCTTCTTTATCTGCTTATAGAGGTTGACATAGTTCATTGATTCAAGCTTTTGTATCGTTGCAATACCCATAGAGTTAGACTCTGGGCATAGGAGTGAGTTGTTGTAATAGCGACCTAGGTAGAACAGTAGTTCCCCGAAGAGACTAGGGTCTATCCTATTGTCCCTATACAGGGCCATCACCTTGTAATCTTTATTCAAGACAACAGCAGTGGAGTAATCCTGACCAACACCCAGTGCCACATCAGCAGCAATAACATAGTTGTCTTCCCACTTAGGGTAGCTAAAGATCTGTAGCTTACCCTCACGGTTATCTTCAAACTGCTTACTGTTAGCATCCCACGCTCTGTGGCTTTCCGGGGTCTCTGGTACCAGCTGCTCCAGCTTCTCTATGTCAAAGACATTAGATCCTGAGACTAGAAATGCTTCCTCAGCTGTAGTAGGGTATTCCTGTCGGAACTTATGTTCACCCCCTTCAGCTATCTTCAGCCTTCTCCAGTAGAGCTGGTCTAGGTCAAGGTCAAACCTTTCAACTAGCTTCTCTTCCTCTACTGTTAACTCCATCCCTTCCGGGTGTGGTCTACGGTATTCATCCGTAAGAAACCATGGGAGGAAGATAGGTAAGTATTCATTCTCCCCAGCAACAGCTCCCTTCCACAACCTATAGAACTCTCCTTGAGCACCATTAGCTGTAGACTCTAGGATTACTTCGGTACCATCGGTCTGTGGGATACCTTGGAATAAACCTGCAAGTATCTTCTCATCGTGGTTCCAGAAGGCAACCTCGGATAGGTGTGCGATTGTTGGAGTAGTACCTCGACCAGCCTCAGGTGCACCAGCAGTATAAAGACGGTAGCTAGCCTTAGCCTCTTTATCCTTAAAGTAGGGTGAGCTGATGATGACTTCCTTGGCATTACTACGTTCCTCCTTGGGTGATAGTTCCTTTGGCATATTCCTAATAAGGTTCTTAGACATACTGAATAGAGCATCTGAAGTAGCACTATCATGTGCCATTACAACTGACCTCGAATGAGGAGAGAAGTATGACTTCCAGTACACCCTACCTACACAGTACGTAGAGATACCCTGCTGTCTTGCCTTAAGGATGATAGCCCTGACACGACCAGTCTCTTCCAACTGCTTTGTTAATTGTTCTGTTATAAGGGTCTGTGCTTGGTTTAACTCGAAGGGTACAAAGCCCTTGCTAGAGTCCTTAGTCACAATCCTTATCTGTTCCTGTGCGAAGCGTGTGAAGTCCTGTGAGTACTCCTCTAGGAGGTTCCTCTTATCCTTCTCCTTCACAAGCTTTATTAATTCTGTCTTATCCATTGCTATAGTCCTCGGTGACTGGGCGCTACATGGTATATTTGTGGTGCTGTGGGGGTTTGTAGGGTTCTGTGAGAGCTTTTGGGTACCCCCTCCTACTTATGAGTGCAACCAATTGCAAGACTTAGCCCTAGAGCGTGTGTCTATAAGTGAGCGGTGTTGAGGTACACTAGATATATCTGGGCACCCCCCATGTTCTCTTATAGTGTTTCCTGCTGCTGTAGTGCTCTGTGAGGGTTCTGAGGGGTGTACTAGGGTAATCCCTTAGGGTTCTCTTAGATCCTCCTATAGGGACTAACGAGGGGCTTGGTAGCAGTGGAGCTTACGGGAGGTACAGTGGGGTACTGTGGGTATCTGTGGGAACCTGAGGGTGAAGACATGGTACTCTGTAGTAGATATCGTGAGCCACACTTTGTGTGTCTCTTTGGTAGACTAATGGCAATGAGGCCTCTTTCACATGATCATTGAGCCTAGCTCAAGCTACACCCGTGGTGTCAATCCTGACATCACTAACTACTATGGAGGTGGCCCATGGCTGCTTTAGAACTAGGCACATACGTGTCTTATGCAGGCGCTGCCCACATGGCAGTTAAATCAACTGGTGGAACCAATGCTATGGTTACCATCATTCACCCTAGCCACAACACTAAGTTGTGTGTATCACGCAAGAAGCTTACTGTCATGCCTTACAAGGCGGCAGTGTCTATCCTTCCTTGCGGTAAGCGTACCTTGCTTACACTCAAAGGGCACCGCCTATCATTGGTGTCATACCGTTGGCTGAAACGCTAACGCAGTTCCCCCATGGTGGTGCCTTCGGGCATCATCCTTTTAACTTAACATAACAAGGTATGTAACCATGCGTAATTCAGAAACAGATCTGATAGGTGAACAGCTACAAAGTGCCTTCACCAAAAGTGGACTCAGTGTTCAAGAGTTCATAACTCACATTGCTGTAACAAGAGCAGATACGATCATAGATCAAAGGGACAACGCCTTTGATATACTGGTAGGTCGTAAGCAACTACCATCACTGAAAGGTGCTGAGAGTGCTATCTTAACCTGTTACTTCAACGCAGGATGGTGGTGTAAGGCATAACAGCCCACCAACAAACATGATGTCAATCTTGGTGGTGCCTTCGGGCATCACCTCTTTTAACCACTGCCGGAGGCTCCTATGCCCTTCCACACTGAAGTAACATCTTCACCTATGCGCTTTGAGTATTGTAATGGCGTGTTCATTGTAACATGCCTTAATCTGAAGGCAGGTGGTAAGCATATAATTACTATGCACACAGGCGAGTCCCTCAAGAGCTTCAGTCATGCTAAGCGTGAGTTCTGGATATCTTGGAGGAAAAGAATGCCCGGTTACTTCCTTAAACCGAGGCATGACTGTTAGGGTCAAAGTGGTGCCTTCGGGCATCACCCTTTTAGATAAGGTTAAGTTAGTAGATAGCTGGGATAAGCACAATTGATCACTGTGCTAAGATGAGAGAGTGGCATGTCCTATACCCTTCGGGGACTCTCCAGTACTGATATTCTTGGTATAACCAGCCACCAACAAACATGGCGTTGTTGCTCATCTATTTACTAACTTAGCCTTATTCCCCATTGATGGTGCCTTCGGGCATCATCCTTTTTAATTCAACTGGAGTACCGTATGTCTCTGATATACTCTTATAGCACTACCGTTCACCACTGTAACCATCATAGTAGCATTAGGATGGGCTGCATGCACAGTATCAGATACCTTACACAACTGGCACAAAGAACGACAGTACCGTAATCGTCATCGTGGTGCCACACGTAGGACATTCAAGTAACACCATGGGAGCCACACTGCGTGTGTCTCTTTAATAGATAGGTACAATCCTGTATCATCTAATCTCTTAATTTAACATAAGGTTAATCATTATGACTGCTATCATTGAAGCTCCACGTAACTACATCATCCGTAACGCTCAGCTTAACTGGGCACGTTTGGATAAGCCAGTGTCTCCTTTTGGCACTGAGCAGTACGAGTTACAGATCGCTACGGACAGCAAGGATGTAGCTAAAGAATGGACTGCTAACTTCCTCAATGTCAAAGAGAAAGATGGCATGTTCTCAGTAGGCCTCAAGCGTAAAGCTCGTAAGGCTAACGGTGAGGACAATGGCAAGCCTAAGGTGGTAACTGCTGATCTACAACCTCTTCCAGAGGGTGTCATGATTGGCAATGGCTCTATCGGTAACGTCAAGGTGTACCAATACTCCTACGATGTTGCTGGTCGTCAAGGCACTGGTTGCTCACTCACAGCTGTACAGATCACTAACCTGATCGAGTACGCAGGTGGTTCATCTGATGACTTCGTAGCTATCGAGTCAGAAGCACCAGCAGCTTCACCAGTAGCATCGGACTCTGTAACGTCTGGTGACCTCTTCTAGGCACTAAAGGAACACTCGGAGTACTCAGGCATCACGCTTGGGTACTCCGTAGCTTCTTGGTTTACCGACAAAGCTCACCTAATCCGTACCGTTAGCGGGAAAATGTCGCTAGTCCCTTTAGGGGGAACCCCGGTACTCCCTATATATATAGATACCTAAGAGAGGTAGTTGTATGTACGTATATTATAGAGCTATGGCTCTCACAGAGTTCCAGAAGACCTTCATGGAAGAGGTAGACTACACTGGTTCTCAAGGTAGTACCTACTGGGCTGATAGTGCATCAGTAGCTAGTCGCTATATGAGTCCTAACAGAGTACTTGTAGAACTAACACTAGATAGACCTATCAACCCTGACTATAGGGGAGTAGCTATTGGTGTTGATTCCCAAGGGTACTCTAACAATCATATAGAGTACTGTATGCCTAAGGTGTACTTTCAATCCAATGTTCTTCCTAACCTATTAGAGGTCAGTTATCATGCCTAAGCCATTACAAGTAGCAACAACCATCCAGTCACAGATACAGTCTGGTAGGGACAGTAAGGGTACATCCGGTGCACACATGATGATGTGTTGGGCCTATGAGTCTGCATCAACAGTGGAAGGTTACGACTTCTACTGGGGTGGTCTACAGTTCCATGTCTCTGGTTTCAAACACAAGGGTACCGTAAAGGTCATGCTACATTACAATGACACATACACTGTATCCTTTATAGATCAGCAAGGTAATGAAGTACACTCAGTGGACTACATCCATTTCCCTGAGTTAGCTGAGACTATAGATAACTTCGTAGAGACTGGAGAGGTGCTAGAAGATGCCTAATGATGAACACTTCATGTTATTAGCTCTGGAACAATTGCAACAGGACATTGATGATGGTGACTGGGGTTCTATCTATGAACTACTACGGGTAATCCCAGATGACATCCTGATGCAATACGTAACCTTTGAACAACCTGACTACCAAGGAGTACTGTAATGGCTCTATATAGAATAGGAATTAGTGAAGAGTGCTATGTGGTATATAAAGTAGAAGCTGAATCATTAGATGAGGCACTGGATGATATACAGACAGGAACTATATCAGCAGTATCTGCACACGTAGTAGATACAGAGGTGGTAGATGTGGAGGTGATCAATGAGTAATAGCTACTACGACTACTCAGACTACACCTGTAGTAGGTGTGGGTCTATTGAGAACGATCAAGTCAATACGCTAGAGATTGTTGATCATGTCCCTCATGGGGATCAGTCAGTCCCTATGTACTCCTATGGATACAGTTGCAACCACTGTGGTGGTGAGGTAGAAGAGAATGAGTGACATAACTGTTCTCTTCGTATCATCCATAGCAATCTGTCTGTATCTTAACCTAACTAAGGATTAACCATGAAACTATTAGATAGAAGTGGTGGTAACACTAAACTCAGGAAGACCAATAACAAGGAGATGGAGCTACACTTCGCAGGTCTATCAATGCATCCTGATGATGCTATCTGTGCTGGTGCTAAGGCTGCTGGTTGTATGACAGATTGCCTTAAGGATGCTGGTCTAGGTGGTGTTTACCCCAGTGTCAATCAAGCTCGTCAAGCTAAGACAGACTTCTATCTATCAGATCAAGAAGGCTTCTTGGTACAACTGCGTAGGGAACTAACCAACTACGTTAAGTGGTGTGCTAAGAAAGAGCTGCATGGTGTGGTACGCTTAAACGTACTGTCAGACATCCCTTGGGAAACCCATAACATCCCACAGGACTTCCCCGAGCTTAGCTTCTATGACTATACCAAGGTCGCTAAGAGGTTCCACAAGGGTATGCCTAGCAACTACCAGTTGATGTTCAGCTACAGTGGTAAGCCTACATATAAGAATCAGGTACTTAGTTTCCTTAAGTCTGGTAGTGATTCCTCTGTCGCTGTTGTCTTCAACCGTAGACCATTCCCAGCTACATTCATGGGTCGTGATGTTATAGACGGAGATGCCAGTGATTGGGTCAATGTCAACAACAGGGGTGTAGTTGTAGGTCTGACAGCTAAAGGGCCAGCTAAGAGTAACGATAACGGATTCGTTGTTGATGTATCATCAATCCCTGTAATGTCTATCGGAGGTATGTAATGAACACAAAAACAACAACACTTAGCGACTTTGATAAACAAGACTGGGAACTACTGTCAGAACTTGTAGACAACAATCTCCGAGAGATCGGTATCAACCCTGCATCTTTCGCTTTTAGTATCGAAGTTGAATACACAGAAGAGGAGCGCGAATCATGAAGCTTAGCAAAGAACAAGCAAGACCTTTCAAAGTGTCTCGTGAGGTATATGAAGATAGGTACGATGCTATCTTTGGTAAGAAGAAGGAAACTGTTGTAGTACAGGATGATCTCTATGAGAACTCTCCATTCCATAAGTGGATGCAAGAGTGCCCAGTAGAGTACTCAGAAGACTACACAGACAATCATGGTACCCGTGCAGGGTACACCTTTTGGATAGAAGAAGTTTAACCTTAATGTAATTATTGGAGTAGTATATGTTTAAAGTAAACAGAGTGTTCTCATTCCGTGTATCCAAGAAGTCCAACGGTCGTATCCGATTCACTGCCCTAGGCTTCTCAGGTTTCATTGCTTTACGTAAGAAGAAGTCTCGTGGTTACGGACTGCAACGTCAGTCTACATTCACTCAGCTACACCTTGGACGCACCTCTATTGCTCTTGAGCACAACCGTCCAGCT